GAGACTGTACTCCACGAACGGGAACGCGATGCCGCCGAACGACATGCGCGCGAGCGTGATTGCCATGGGTGCCTCTCAGTTCGCGCCGGGGGGAGGCGTGCGGCCGTCGTCGGAGACACCAGGCGGGCCGGCCTGGCCAGACATCTGGACCTTTACCTGACCGCTCAGCAACGCCGCCGTGAGCTTCTGGCTCTCCGCGAGCATCTGCTTTTGGAGCTCCTCGGCCTGCGCGACACGAGCCTCGGCCGCCGCGGTGTCCTTCGCGCGCGAGTCCTGGATCGTCCCCGCGATGCCGTTGCCTTTGCCAGAGCCGAAGGCCATGTCTCCCGCGCGGAAGATCATGCCGGCCATCGAGTTGTCGTAAATCTTCGCTGCGATGGACCCTGGGATCGAGAGCTTCTCTTCGCCCTTCATCCGCACGGCCTCAGCCTTCGCCGCGGCCAGTGCCCTGTCCGCCTCACCTTGGGCCTTGAAGTTCAGTTCCTTCTGCCCAGCGTTCACGTTGCCGCTCGCGAGACCAGAACGGTTCGCCGCGATGACGGCGCCGACCGACGACTGCGCATCCTGCACCTGCGTGGCGACAGGAGACGAGCCGGTGATCCACTGCACAAGCTTCGCCGCGGCCTTGGCCGCCTCGACCATCGCGGGCGCGAGGGCGACAAGCGCAGGCGTGAGCTCGTTCTGCATGCGCATCGTCATCTCGCGCATGGTCTGGTTGTAGACCTCGGCCTGAGACTTCGGCTGCTTCATCGCGAGCGCGAAGGATTGCTGCGCCTCGGCCGCGTCGATCGACGCTTTCTTGAGCCTGTCGAACTCCTGCGCGACAGCCTCTTCGCCGGCCTTCCCTCCGCCTGCTTGGCGGTAGATGGTCGCGAACTTCTCGACCGACTGAGCGCCCTTGACGTTCGCGAAGATGGTCTTGAACGCGAGCGGGTCCATGCCCTTGGCGCGCAGCGCTTCGGTGATGATCTCCTGCGGGTTGCGGAGCATGCCCTTCTTGTTGAAGACGTCAACGCCAGTCGCTGCCTTGAACTCCTCAGCGCGCTTCGGCGTCTTCAGCATCGACGTGAACGCCGCGACGGAGTTGGCCGCTTGCGAGGCGTTCGCAGCGCCACCGCCCTGACGAGCGGCCTGCGCGAGGGCACCGAGCATGACCATGTTGTCCGCAACGTTGCCCTCAAACTGCCCGGCCTGCGCGGACATCTTGTCCATTTGCGAGGCGAGGTCCTTGATCTCGACGGCGCCGAGCTTACCCTGCGCGGCGAAGCTGTTCATGATCGAGTTGAGCTTGCCGGCCTTGTCGTCCGTGTCGCCCATCGCCATCGCGACACCACCGGCCGCCGCCATCATGTCGGAGAGGTTGGCGCCTGTGGCCTTCGACAGTCGCGCCATGTCGGCGAAGATTTCGCGCGCCGTCGCGAGGTCGCCGGTCTTGCCGACGAAGTCCCCGAGACCTTGAAGCGCGTCGTTCGCGTCGAGACCGGTCTTGCGACCGATCGCCAGAGACTCATCGGCGAGCGTCTGCGCGCTGACGCGCATACCGTTCCGCGAGTCGCCGGCCGAGTAGCCGGAGTTTGCGATATTCTGCGCTTCCATGAGCAGGTCGGAGTTTCTCCGAGCCATGCCACCGAAGTCGGTATCAACACCCGCACCACGAGCAAGATCGCCCGCAATGCCAGCAGCGAACCCAGCGGCCGCGCGCGCGCCGCTCCCCACCATGCCAGCGGCGCGCCCAGCGCCTTTACGCATGGCTGCGTTCTGCGAAGAACGATCCTTGGCAAGGTCGTCCGAGGAACGGTTGGCCATCGCGGCCATGGTGCGAGCGTGAGCGTTTGCGTCTCGCTGACGCTTGGCCATCTCACGCTCGAGGTCGCGCGTCTTCTTCTGCTCAGTCCGAGCCTCTTCGGCAGCCGTCTTTGCAGCGAGTTGGCCCGCGTATGCCGCCGACCGCTCACGGATCTTGTCGCGCTGCTTGGAGAGCTTCTCCGCCGCAGCGAGCTCCGCCTTGGCCGCCTTGGCCGCAGCCTCTTCCTTGGACTTGGCGGCCTTCTCTGCGGCCTTGACCTCTTGCCGGCGCCACTTCTCCGTCTCCTTGACGAGCTTCGCGTATTCGCGCTCCTCGGCCGAGACGCCGGCCTTCGCCGAACGGACGCGCTGGTCCGCCTGCGACTTGCCAATGCGGTTGATGGTCGCCGCCGCGCGGTTCGCCGCTTCGATGAGTGGGCGGTACGCCTCGCTTAGCGAGCGGTCGACCGCAGCGCCGACTCGGATGGTGAGTTGCACGGCGGTTCACTCCGTTGGAAGGTCGGTCACGAATTGCCTGCAATCTCGTCGAGAATGAAGGCCAGAAGTCTCCGAGCCCGCGAGCTCGTCGTCCGAGTGAGCGTCGGTCCCTTCTCGCGCATGAGCGCCGGCAGGGTGTCGATCTCCTCGTCCGTCGCCTCACGCTGCGTCGGGTCCACGCTGATGCGGGTGCGCTCCCACGCGTCGTAGATGAGCCGCAGCCCATCGGACGTCATGAACTCGCGCACCATGTCCTCGGGTGCTGCCTTGATGGGCTCCCAAGGCTCCGAGACGTCGTTCGGATCGCAGAGCGCCATCGCGACGATGTGCCCAAGGATCGCGTCGTTGTACGCGTCCGCCCACGCCTGGAGGTCGAGCGGGTTCTCGATGTCGATGTCGGGGAAGGCCTGCTTCGCCCGCTCGCTACCTTGAGCCCGCGCGGCCTGAAGGTCCTGGTGGGAGATGAGTCTCAGCCCTGCGGCGAGCTCCTCCTTCGGACGGTCTTCCCAGTCACTTCGCCACGCGTCGACCGGTACGACGACGAAGGACGGGGGCTGCACTGCGGCGATTGCCGAGAAAGCTGTCATTCAGCCTCTTGTCGTCGCTGGCTGCGGCTCGGAGCCCGAGGAAGAGAGCGATGCGAGCATCGTCGAGCTCGCCAGCAGCTTCGCCATAGAAAGCGTGAAGCTCCACCGCATTCCGGGCCGCGAAGAGACGAAAAAACTCATGTCGCCGTTCTCGCCGGCGGCGGTCTGCATGACGGCCACCGCGAACTCCGCGGGGCTCATGCTCTTGAGAAGCGGGCTCACCTCGTCCTGGTGAATCTGCTGCTGCTCGTACAGGTACGCGATGAGCTCGGGAGTCAGTTCGTCGGCGCCGAGGATCTCCTCGACTCCACCCTCGAAGAACGGGGCCGGCGCATCCTTCGGCGAGTCGGTGTCGATGCACGCGATCGCCAACGTGTGGACGATCCGACCGCGCTCGAAGAGCTCGTCGCCCTCGGCAGGGTTCTCCGCGCCGAGCTTCTTCGCGTAGGCGCGAGCGTCGGACAGGACCCGGTCGTGCTCGTCGCCACGGAGAGCGCGCACGTCGAGCTTGACGGTCGGACCCTTCCACGTCGCCGTCTCGGCGTCGAACGTGGCGCCAGGACGCGGAAGCTCGATGGTCTTCCGCGCCCGAGGCCCCTGCACGATGCTGGCGTACTTCGCCATGCGTTAGCCGCTCACCTTGGGCTTCGCGCCCTCGAGAACGATGTTCCCGGTGGTGACGCCCTTCTCCGTGTCGCTCTTGTACGACGCGGTCATGACGGCCATCTTCTGCTTGTAGAACTTCCCGCCGAGGATGAACGAGACGTCGATGTCCTCCTGGTCGAGGATCTTCTCGATGTCGTTCGTGGTCGTCGAGCCGGTGACCGGGACGACCTCGGCGATCGTGACCTTCATGGTCGCGATGCCCTTCGAGTAGGCGAGGATTCCCTCCTGCCCGATGAGCTTCTCTCGCCCGTTGTTGAACTCGACCTCGACCGAGTTGGTCTCGGCCGCCTTCTTGTTGCGCCAGTAGAAGGCAATCTGGCGAACCACTACGTCGGCCATGCTCGGCCCCTTTCCGTTGGGAGTCGGTACGCAAAAGCCCGCCGACCGAAGGGCGCTATGCCTTCCGTCGACGGGCTCATGTTTGCCGCGCGACTACGCGCAGCGGTCAGCCGTTAGGCCGAGTTGGAGATTTGCCGGATCACGTTGTCGACGCGGTGGAGGACGCGTCGGACCGCAAGCGGGGTGTCACCCTGGAGGTACTTGCCCGCCTTGTTGTACTGCACGATCGGAGCCCACACGCCGACCGGTCGCTCTTCGAGCCAGCCGTTCGCGAAGTACTCCTGAAGGCGCGTCGAGAGCGCCGCAGCCCAGAGCTTCGGGTACGCCACACCAGCCGGAGGCGGCTCCTCGCCCTCCGCCGGATCGGGTCCGACGTACGGGTTCTGGGGACGGAACTCCGTCTCGTAGAGCAGCTTCGTGTCGATCGTCGCGTAGTCGGTCATGACCGCGTCGCCGATGTCGAGGCAGCGCTCGTCCTGCGCCGAGCCGTTCAGCGAGTAGGACGTGATGGACCTGACCACCACCGCCTCGCCGTCGATCGTCGTGAGCGGGGTCACGCTCGCGTTGAGCGCCGAGTCCTGCTCCGTGTCCGTCGGCACGTCGGCGTCGAACGCCTGCGGCGCGATGCCCGCGAGCACGAGACCGTCGTAGTCCGGAACCGGGTTCGCCTGCTCGTGCACCGCTCGGTAGGCCGCCTTCGCCGCGGCGATCTCGCACGGGTGCGACTCCGCGTTGCGCATCCAGAGGACCTGCGCGCGGTACGCGTTCAGGGTCGTCTGCGCGAGGGAGGTCGCGTTCGCAAGAGCCCCGTTGTGCGCAAAGACAAGCTGCTCGAGCATGAGCGAGAGCGGGCCGGCCTTCGTGTTGACGTGCGTCTCCCAGAGGGCCGCGTTCGTCGTGTCGTTGTGGCCGACGGCGATGCGCGCGTAGCGCTTGCCGAGGAGCTTCGTGAGGAGCGTCGTGACGTCCTCCGAACCGGTGCCCGTGCCAGACGCGCCGAAGCGGTAGCCGCCCGTGTTCACCGTCGCCGAACCCGTGAAGGTCAGCGTCAGCGCCGACGGCTTGTCGGTGGCGTCGTGGTACAGGATCCAGTCCCGCCCGTTCGCACCCTTGTTCTTGATCGTCCACGTGAGCGTGTCCGAACCCGAGTTGTACGTGCACGTCGCGGGGAGGCGGGTCTTCGCCGTGAACGCCGCGGCAACCGCGTTGCCCACGTCGTCGAGCGCCATCGTCGCAGCGACCGCCACGTTGACCGACTCACCGGCAAGCCGGAAGCGGAGCGTTCCGTTGCTCACGGTGCCCGCGAGGACACACGTCACGGTCGCCTGCGTGCCCGCTCCGGGCTCCGTCACCGCCGCGAGGTAGACCTCGCCGCTCGGGACCTTGAGCGCCTTGTAGGCCATCCTGGCGAGCTGGGAGCCGGCTCCCGCGTACGCGTCGACCTCGTCCTCGCTCGTCACCCTGACGATGTCCTGGTCGGCCACCATCGAGCCCGACGCGGTCTTCATCCCCACGAGGAGGCACTTGAGTCGGTCCGCGCCCGCCGACACCGAACCGGCGCCGAAGACGATCTTCGCGATGTACCGCGGGACCTTGTAGGACGAGCTGATGCCCGTATCACCAATGCCCATGGATCACTTCCCTTCGTCGGTGACGAGGTTGAGGTTCGGCGAGACGGTCACGCCCTTTGCGGCGCGCGCCTTCGCGACAGTCGGCGGGAGCTTCTCCGCCTCTTCGGCGGTCTCCTCCTCGGTCGGAATTTCTGCGAGCTTCGCCTCGGGACCGTGCGCAGCCTGAAGCGCCTCGAGCGCCTTCGCGCGCTCAGCTTCGAGCGCCTTCTCCACGGGGAGGAAGCTCTCGTCGCTGATGCCCACGATCTTCGCCGTGTGCTTGTCCGCAGCGATGAGCGAACCGTCGAGGATCGCGTTGGCGATCATCCCGCGCACGTTCGCGTCGTCGACGTTGATGTCGATCTCGCGGCGCTTCCCGTCCTTCGAGAGGGGGAAGTAAAAGTGGTTCTTGCCAGTCCGCGCCGACTTCGTGCCGTCGAGACGAGCGCCGATCCAGATGCCGCGCGCGCCGGGAAGTCCGACCACGCCCTGGGGCACGCCGACCTTCGCATCGCCGTCTCGCGACGGCTGCATGGCGAGCGCCGCGAACGGATTCGCGACGACCTTCGCAATCTTCATGTGAGCCTCGTTGTTTGGGTGAGAGGCGCTCGTCACGCGTACGTGAAAGCGCTTGCGAGCGAGGCCGACGCACCACTCGGGAGCGTCACCTTCACCGTCTTGGCTCCGGCCGTCCCTGCGGGCGTCGTCGCCGTAATCGTCGTTTCGTCCACGAAGGCCACGTCGGTGCACGCGACGTCGTCGACCGTGACCGCGATGTCCCCGAGGTAGTCGTCCTCGAAGAACTGCGCCCCAGTGAGCGTGATGGCCGTGCCTCCGGCCGTTGGACCCGATGACGGCGAGACCGCCGAGAGCGTCGGCGTCCACCGCGCGCTGATGTACGTGAGCGGCTCCTCACCAAGCGTGAACGTCCCGCGCACCTCAGCGAGGTCGGGGTAGTCGTCCACCAGCGGCTCGAGGAGCTCCGTGAGCTCGATGGTCAGCAGGAGCGCGTCGTACGGGAACTCTCTGTCACCGCGCGTGATGGACAGGGGAAAGGGCTTGATGTCGAGCGCCTGCATCTTGGCGACGTTCAGCGCCGCCAGCACGAACGAGCCGTAGTCTTCGGCCTTCGGGTCCGTGTCGCCGTCGATGCGCCACGCGGGATTCCGCCCCCTCTCGAGGTTGCGGTGCATCGCCTTAGCGATCGCGTTCCTCATCGGGTCGCGACGCTGCTCCCTACCGAACTCTTCCTGAGAGGGCACCCATAGGACCCCCACTTGGGACACCTGAGCTTTCCACTCTTGCGAGTACGGAGTCAGGCGTGGCCATCCGATGCGCCACACGAAGATCGCCGGGAGCTTGTTCTCCTCGAAGGCCGACTTGTCCGGATTGTGCGTGAAGACGTGGGCGATGGGGACCGGAGACTCGTGCGGCTTCGTCGCCCTCGGGCTCACCGCTGCCCATCCCACCGAGACGTCGGCGTTCACCGAGGCCTGAAGGAATGACGCGAGCACGTCGAGGATCGGGTCTCCGACGGCGCTCGTCTTCGGGTCGCTCGCCTCCGTCATCGGGAGTCTGAGCAGCCCTTGGCGATCGGACATCGGGACCTCGTCAGTCAGTCGGAGTCGAGAATCTTCTGCGCGTCCGCGATGCCGCGTTCGATCTCGCGGATCATCACGCGCTCACACTTCAGGTACGCGAAGCTCATGTACGGGTGCGGCCTCGAGCCGGGATGGTTCACTCGCTGCGCGAAGTGCCACTCACCCGCAGGGCGCTCCCACGCGAGCCATCGGCCCTTCTTCGGGAGGATGAGGTGCGGTCGCGTGCCGTTCTCGACGAACGACGCGTAGGGCATCGTCGCTTCGATGAGACCGAACTGCGCGCCGTCGTTCGGGTCGAGTGATGTGCGGGAGCTCTGCGAGCTCGGGATGTTCGTGCCGCGCGATGCGCCGACGCTCGTCCTGTTGCCAGTGAGCCGACCAACGATCGACCGCTCCAGGTCACCCGTGCGGTTCTTGAATACGTGCTTCGTCTTCGCCTCGGCTGCGCCCTCTTGGACGCCTTGCGAGACCCCGCGCCGCATGCCCGCTCGGACCGCGGCGCGAACGCCTACCCACGTCGTCGCGAAGTCTTCGGAGTCGACCGTAGCGTGGAACATTGGCGCCTCTTCTGGGCTGCGGCCGCGCGCCGACGATCACCCGCCGGACTTCTTCACCGAGCGCACGCGAACGACGCGAGGCCTTATCCTTGCCCATGTACCTGGCCCAAGGAAACCCCTCATCAGATCGCACTGCCTCCTGGCATCATCCTGGTGCTGCCACCTCGTAGCGACAGCCAGGAGTGGCTCGTAGTCGGTGGCCGCCAAGGTTCGTCCAGTGTCGTACGAGATGCCAGCCGACACGTAGAAGTCTCCACCGCCCAGCGTGACCTTGATGACGTAGACGTCGCTCATGCCCGCCAACGTAGCCACCCGATGACAGTCCGCAACTCCTACCAGTCGCCGGTGTCGTCCCAGAACGCAGACGGGTCTTCACCCGCCTCCGCTGCCGCGACGGCCGTGGCCGTGTTGTTGTAGACCGCGCCGCCGTGGTTCGCCGGTGGGTCAGGCGCGCTCGGCGCCGTCCCGAGCATCGTCTCGCCCTTGCGGAGCCGGCAGAGGTCCTTCTCCGCCTGTTCCATGAGCTTCTCCCAGTTGTGGGAGGTCGCCGCCTCGGGGTGCCGCTGAATCGCGTACGCCATCGCGATGTCGAGCTCGAGCCGAATCACCTCGTTCGGGTACGGTGCCGTGAGCGGCAGCACTCCGAGCGGGGCCAGGTACGAGTCGACCTTCGACGACGCGTCCTCCAGCAGCTGGGCTACGGGGTCGTAGTCCGCGATGCCGTCGTTGTCGTCGTCGAGGATCCGCGCCATGAGGCTCGGGGAGACACGGTTCTCGAACTGCTTGCGCGTTGCTCTCGCCATGTCTCCCTCGGGCTCACGTCATCTTGATGGGCGAGTTCGGGTGCATCGGGTGACGCTCGATGTCCGGCTGTTGCTCGGCCATCACTTCGACTCGACGGGCAGGAGGACGCCCATCTCCACGAGGCGCTCGAACTCCTCGCGCTTGCACTTGGTCGTGTCCACGACGAAGACCTCACCCGCCTTCAGGCTGAGCGAGTTCCAGTCGAGGCCACCATGGTCCCAGACGCGCGCGGTCGGCCCGAGAATGCCCGGTTCCGGCGGAGCATCGAGGCCTTTCGGAGGCTCGTGCCCGTGGGCCGGATCGTCGCACCCTTCGCACGGCGCAGACTCCGACGAGGCAGCCACCTTCGCGGCCTCCTCATCGGCAATCATCGCGTCGAGCTCGGCGTCTTCGGCGCTCTTGGCCGGCTCGTCGCCGAGCGGGAGGCTCTGCGCCTCCACGCCCGACGATGCCGCCTTGCCGCCCTTCGCCATCAGGCGATGACCGCCTTGAGAAGGTACCCGGTGTCGGGGGCCACGACCTTCTCGTCGACCTCCCAACCCACCTTCGCGCGGTAGCCGCCCTTGACGCCCACCTCGGGATCGAACTGCTCCCAGGTGAACTTGTCCTCGAACTGGAACGTGTACCCGAAGGACGCGTGCCGGATGCCGGGCGACTGGGCGACGCGGACGATGCCGAAGTCCTTGCCCCAGATGCGACCGTACGAGGCCGACTGACCCTCGTTCGCCGTGTCCTCCCACGCGCCGCCGATGAGGAGCTCGTCGAGCTCGAAGTACTCGGCGAGCTGCGCAGCCGTCGGGAGACGGAGGCCGGACTGGTGCTTGAAGTCCGTGATGATCGTCGGGTGACGGCGGAGCTTGTTGAAGACCGCGCGCGAGGTGAAGCCCACGAGACGGCTCGGACCCTGAGCGGGGTTCCAGATCGCGTCACGGGCCGTAGCAATCGCCTCGGCCGGGCTCTCGGTGTAGGTCGAGTAGTCCGACCACTGCGTGGTGCCGGACTTCGTCGCCGTGTTGCCGGCGTAGTTCGCCGCGGTCGTCAGGACCGTCGCGTGACGCTTCTCCTGCGCCAGCGCGAGCTGGTCGTTGATGAGCGCCACGAGGTCGACCATCTCGTTGAGCGGCGCGTCCTGGTTGTGGAGCTCCGACGCGTCGATCGTGTTCGCGAGCGCGTACGGCTTGACCGAGTAGTTGTCGGTCGAGCGGTTCGCGTTGACCTCGTTCGCGGTCGAGCGGTTCGACATCGAGTCGTCCGGCGTCGCGAGGATGTCGCGCTTCGAGTACTTGAAGAAGGTGTTGCTCTTCTTCGGCACCATCACGGTCGGCATCAGGCGCGAGCCGATGAAGTCCTCGTTGCGGTACTGGACCGAGATCGAGGAGAGCGTCGAGTCGACGTGCGTCGCGCCCGAGAGCGCCTTGAGACGCACGAGAGCCTCGTTCGCCTTGTCGACCTTCTGCTTGACGTCGGCGTCGCCGCGGGCCGCGCGCTCGAGAAGCTCTTTCACGCGCTTGATGACGCCAACCTTCGAGGCGTTGCTGTCGAATCTGGACATGATGCGGAATCCTTTTCTTGGGTGAGCGCCACCGCCCGACGCGCCTCTCTTGGGCGGTCGGGTGCGGTGCGCATCGGGTGGTGGGCTCGACGTCAGGGCGAATGCGCGTCGACGTCACACGCGCGTGGGTTGCGACTCAGGCCGTCGACTTCGGGGTCGCGACACCGATGAGAAGCCCGACGAGGTCGCCAGCGACACCCGACTGCATGAACTTCCCGCGGAGTCGACGAACCGTGGTGCCGTCGGCGATCGCCTGGTCGGTGTGGCCGTTGGCGACCGTGACGGCGTAGGCGCCGCGCGTCGCGCCGCCGGTGCCGACCACGACCGGAACGACAGCGAGTCCGTCCAGGAGAACGGAGACCTTCTGCCCGGCCGCCGCGGTATTGAGGGCGATACCAATGCCGTCCTCACCCGCACCGCAGTTCTGGCACTCGTCGTCCGCCGAGGCGAACTTGACGCTGTAGCCCTTCGTCGCGGCCTGTCCGGACGCGACGGTGAACTCCTGGATGCAGGCGTTGTCGATCTTCATGTGTGCACGAGTGGCCATTGCTGAAGCCTTTCAAGGCAATGCGTCGCCGCCCGTGCTGGCCACCTTGGCCGTCGGTTCCGCTCGACGCGTTTTGGATTCTGGTGACGCCGACTCAGTCAGCGCCGGAGTTGTGGGTCAGATGAGATCGGCGAGGTCCGAGGAGCCTTCGCCACGCGGCGAGTCCGAAGACACGTCGCCGATGAGATCCGCGAGGTCGCCCGAGGTCGGCAGCGTCGCGACGTCCTTCGTCGCCACGATGGGGCCGCCGAGGATGTTGAGGTCCGCGAGACCCTTCACGATGCCGTCGTAGAGGGCCTTGTCCTTGCGAGCGAGCGAGAGGAACTCGTCCTTCTGCGCAGGGGTGATCTTCACGCCGACAATGCCGTCGACCTCGCGAACGAGGAGCTCGTCCGTGGCCTTCGCCACCTGCTCACGAAGCGAGACGGCCTCCTTCTCGGCGGCCTCCGCTCGCGCGGCGTTCTCGGTCGCCTTGGCGGTCGCCTCCGCGAGAGCCTTCGCGCTCACGTCGAGGTCGGCCTTGGCCTTCTCGAGCGACTTGGTCGCGGCCTCGAACTCCGACCTGATGCCCGTGAGCTCCGCGTCCTTCGCCGCGAGCGCCTTCTTCGTCTCTTCGTCCATCTGCTTCTCCTGCGTGACGGGCGAGCCGTCGGTCTTGGTCAGCGACGCCTGGAGCGCCTTGCCGATTGCCACCGCCCGCATCTTCGCGAGCGCTTCGTGATTCGCCGGCACCGGCGTCACGCTGATTTCTCGGAGGCTGTTCCCGTACAGGACCAGCACCTCCACGCCGTTGCGCTTCTCCCATCGGTAGTCGCGCGGGATGAACCCAACCGACACCGCGCGGAGGAAGCCGCCCTGCACCATCTTCCACACGCGCTCCGCCTCGGGGTTCATCTCCTCCGTGGCGAATTCGATCGTGCACTCGAGCCGACCATTCCGGACCATCACGTCCGTCGACCGACCGATCGGAAGCTCGCGCGACTTGTGCGCGAACAGCGCCACCGGGTTCGACCGGTAGATGTCGAGCTCCCACGTGCTCTGGTCGACGATCTCGTTGTACGAGTCGATCGCATCCGTCGACGCGACGAAGTCCGCCGTGCGCTTCTCGGCGTTGATGCCCTTCAGCGTGATGCCGAGGGTGACGATGCCGTCATCCCCCATCGACGCCGGGGTGGCGTTCACCTCTCCCATGGGGAGCCTCACCTTCGCCCGTAAAGGGCCCTTGGCGCGCGTTTGCCGCGCGGTCGTTGTCATGCTCCAGGACCTCGCGCGTCTCGTGTTCTGGGCGCATTGCCCGGTCACGCAGCGGCAGGTTCCTCGATGTCCTCGGCCGTGGGCGCATCCTCACCATCACCTTCGGTCGGCGGCGGCTCGCCACCATCGTCGCTCGGCTCCGGGTCGGGCGTGTCATCCGTCTCCGGAGCCTCCGCCGTTCCGCCCATGACCATGATCTCGTCGTCCTCGTCAGGCTCCGGCGCACCGATGCGCGCTCGTGCCCACGCTTGCGGGATCTTCAGTCCGGCCTCGACCAGCTTCGCGATGCCAGGCCCGAACTTGTCCACCTCGACCAGGTCGGGGAGCACGAACTCGAACTTGGGCACCATGACCTTCTTGCCGAAGTTCAGGTGAATCATCGGACGAATCAGGTCGCGCGTGATGCACGCAGCAAGCTGCCTCGCTCGCGAGCGGAGGATCGTCCGAGAGACGCCCTTGTGTACGCTCGCCTGCGCGTAACCCGACGACGAAGAGGACTGTACCGTCTCCGTCGCGCCGAGCACCGCCTTTGACATCTCCATCGCAACGACGTTGAAGAGCTCCGCGTGAGTCGGTCGCGACGATGAACCACCCGAGCCACCCGCCCACTCCACCTTGAAGTTCGTCGACGACGCCAGCACCGCGGACCCCGTCGTGACGAGGTCGCTCATCACCGTCTTGAGGTTCTCGATGTCCGGCTCGCTCGCGCCCTTCTCGTAGTACCCGATGCGCCACGGCTTCCACGAAAGCTCCGCCGTCCTGAGCCAGTCCGAGACCGACCAGTTGCGGAAGAGCGCGCACCACATCAGGACGCGACCGAGGCCCTCTCGGACCGGAACGTCACCGTTCACGCGAGGCTGAAAGACCACGAACCGATTCGGGTACTCGACCTGAATCTGAACGCCGTGGTAGCCCGTAGACTCGTCTCGCCACACGAAGGCGGAATCGCCCTGCCGATAGCCGAATCGTCGCGCTGACAGCAGGTAGAAACCGCGCGGCGATAGGTACCCGAGGGAGTCCTTCCCCCACGCGGTCTCCGTCACACCGTGGCCGTAGTAGAACGCTCCCGCGAGGTGCGGGATGATGTCCTGAAACCCGCGCGTCTCGTCGGGCGAAGAGCCCGTGCACGCACGAAGGGTCTCCTCCGCCCACTCCTTCGCCTTGCGGTCACGACGGCGCGCCGTGTCGGGCAGCGTAAGCTGCCACGGTAGCTCTCCGATCGACTCCTCGGCCTGCGACAGAACGCCGTGAAGGTGGCCGTCTTTCTGCCGAGACTCGTTCAGGAGGTCGATGAACGGTGCCAGGTCTCCCGAGTCCGCCGTGCGGATGATCTGCGAGAGACGCATGGGCGTCATACCGCCACCGATGCGCTGGTACTGGTGCCAGATCGCCTGGTCCTGCACCACGCGAGACGTCATCCCCACGCGCTGCCCCTGGGCGCGCTCGATGGCTTCGGATACTCCGAAGGCCCTCGACACCGCCGAGAGTGCTTTGGTGAGGTACGCTCGCATTCAGAATCCTCTGTCGGAGCCCCATCGCCCCGCGTTGCTCTTTGCCGCTGCCGGCGACATCGTCATGACCAGCGGCATCGACTGCGCCGAGTACACCGCGAGACACCCAGCGTCCGCTCGGTCCGGCGACCGGTTGAGCCGCTTCTTCGTGTCGTCCTTCGGCTCGACCACCTTCCGACCGCGAGGGTCGAACTTGTAGGTGGGAGTCAGCAGCTCCGATTCGAGCTTGCCGTCTTCCTCGCCCGCCATCGGGAAGATCGCTCCGCCGTCCTTAAGCCACTCCGGGAACCCAAACCACAACTGCGACCGCATGTTGGGGAAGTGCTCCTCGTCGTCCGCCTTCGTCGACACGTTGATCTCGATGACCTCGATCTCCGACCGGTACGGCTCGACCTTCCGCAGTGTGTCCACCACGCCAGATCCCCACCCGCCGGTGCCGTCGATCTTCACTCGCGCCCGAGGCTCTCCGCTCTGGCGATGCATCCGCACCACCGCGAGAATCGCCCCAGCAACCTCGATACTGTCGGCACCCGACCGCGTCTCGTACGGCAGAAGGTAGCGACCTCGACGCGGACAGATGACCGTCGAGTCATCGCCGAACCGCGCCACGTCGACACCGACCTCAAGAGGCCCATCACTCGGCCCAAAGAGCCGCGCGACCTCCTCATTCGATAGCCCCACCACACGGCCCGTCCCGTCCGTTGTTGGGTCGGCCATCTTCTGCGCGCAGAGTCGTCGGAACGCCTCCGCGAGGAACCGCTCCTTCGCCGCGTCAAGCTGCGCAAGCGACACCACCGAGTTGACCGCCGAGCTCGGGAACTGCCCCAAGATGCGGATGCGGAACCACGGCGAGTCGCGACCAGCGTCCTTCTCTTTGCGCTGGATCGTCTCAGGCCTCATCAGCCCAGGGAACTCGTCGGCGTACTTCGACGCTTCCTCCGACGAGAGCGCGAACTTCTTCCACGTCGCCGCGCTCCGGTGGAACGCATCGAAGAAGAAGCCGCTCGGCTGCGTCGGATTCGAGATCGCCAAGAGCCGCCCGAACTTCGATCCGCCGAGGTTGCCCTCGATGGCGTCAAAGATCGTGTTCGAGAAGCCCGAAGCTTCGTCGATGACGTACATCAACGTCGCGCCGGACGTGCCGGCCATGTTCTCACTCTTCGTGTCCGTGACCGAGAAGCCGATGATCTGGCGACCATCCTTGAAACGCATACCGCCCGCTGGCGTCTTCGCCGGCGATGCCCCGAGCGGCCGAGCCGCGCCGTTGCACACGTTGCGGAGCTCGTTCCAGAGGATCTCTCGCACCTGCCTCGCCGTCGGCGCGGTCATGATGACCTTCGCCCCCTCGAAGCAGCACACGAACCAAAGCGCCGCAAACACCACCAAGCGCGACTTGCCGCACTTCTGCCCCGACCGAATCGCGATCCGATCGCTCCCCACCACCGACCGGAGGATCTCCTCCTGCATCGGCCAGAGTCGGCAGTTCAGCACGTCCCGCACGAACCCAACCGGATCCTCGCGGTACTCCGCAAAAGCCTCAGGTCCCTTCGGGATCCTCCCAGCCAACTTCGCCTGCTTCTGCCTCGCTATCTCCTTCAGCCTCGTCGCCGCTAGTCTCGCCAGAAGCGATCGCGAGGACGCGTTCGTAGACATCACGGGGCAGTTCCTTCTGGAGACGATCGAGCATCGCCGTCATCTCGCGGTCCATCTCCACGCGCAGCGACTTCGGCTGGTCGAGCCCGTAGAGCGCCGCGATCCGCGTGCCCACCTTGATGCACACATCCGCCGAGTCCTTCGACGGAGGCTTGAGCGACCCATCCTCATCACGTGCGCCAGACATCCCACACGCGTACGGGTAGTGCGCCCGGTGAATCTCCAACAGGTCGTGAACCTGCTTCCGCCGCAGAATCTCCGCGCTCGGCGCGGGCAGGTCGGCCAGAGCCTTCTGGATGGCTCTCCACGCCCCGCTCGGCTCGGAGTAGCCAAGCTCTTTGGCGATCTCATCCAGCGACCAGTTCATCGCCCGGAGCTCGCAGGCCCGCCTCCTTCTCTCCGCCGCCGTGTACTTCCGCATGAAGACCTTCGTCTTCGGCGGGCCAGGCTGGTGAGCCTCTTCCGCCTGCTCCACCGCCGTTTCCTCGGCAGTTTCGCTAGGCATTTCGTTTTGATCGGGCGCGTTCGCCATGACTCGTTGACTCTCCGGAATCCCTTCGGCGACCCACCGCCACCGTTCAGAGACCCCAAAACACACCCACACGTCGCAAGATGCATGGACACTGCACGCACCTAGCGCGAACGATTCTGGCAACTTGCAGGCGACCTCTTGACATACCTCGGGCCGAGTGGTCCGATCTGTATGCCCTCGCGCGCACGCACGCGGTTACTGGTCACCCTCTCACAAGGATCGACGCCACTGGCCACGCACACCCTCATTCGCCACGAGGGACGACGTCGCGACCGAGCCTGGCGACAAAATCGCACGCGTACACCCTGACGTGTAGACCGAGCCCCGAACGGACCTACTTGGGTCGGCGCAGCCAACAGAAAAGCCCCGAGGCGCTTCGTTGCACCGTCGGGGCTTCTCTTGGTCTGGCTTCGCTGAGGCGCTGTCGCGTTGCCTCGCGCGCCGTCGTTGCGGCCGCTACGCCTTGGGCTCGGCTGGGCAGATCGCGATCATCGCCGCCGCTGATTCGGTTGCAGCGCCTCCACCATGGCGATGGCGGAGCGTACTGCGGCTAGCACGTCCTCGCTCTCGTTGCCGTCGAGGCGCTCTCGGGCATGGCGTGCTGCGCGTTCGAGGTGACTCGCCGCGATCCTCGTGTCGACCGTCACGTCGTTGCCGTCTGACCACGGAGTGATGTAGAGACGCGACACTGGTGGGTGCTTGCCGTTACCGGTGCGCTGGTCGAAGGTGCCTGGCCTCTCGTCGATGAGGACGTATCCATCGTTGGCAGCCACGACGACGGCAGGCGTCGGCGGCAGGCTGAAGTCGAGGTCCCTGTACCTCACCGCGACCTTGTCGCCTACCTTGAAGCGATTCGCGCTCACGGCTTCGCCTCCTTCGGCGGGATCTGCGATGCGGCGCTGGCCACCTCCAAAAGAAGGCTCCCGAGTGTGTCACGCAGAAGCATGGCGGCACTTCGGCTCCTGGATTCGTCGCCCGCCGCAACGGACACACGAAGCCTTCCCACGCAGTCGTGGACCCACTCCGGCTCGCGGTCGCCACATGCGACACAAACCCGTACATTCGGGCTCGCATGCTCCGCGAGGATGAGCGCATCGCCAATGATGCCGCCCGCCTCGCGAAGCGCGATGTCCACCAGTTCACGCGCCTTGACCCAGTCGTCGTTGTCGACCGCCTCCTGAAGCATCCTGACCCTCGACTCGATGCGCATCACTTCTCTCCTGTCTTCGCCGCGAGTCGGTCGATGACCATCTCGAGGCGTTGCTCCGTCAACCTAAGTCGCGCTTCGAGGTCGTCCACCTTCTCTTCGGTCGCTTCGGTCTTCGACTGAAGGAATTCGAGCTCCAACTGAAGACGGTCGTTGTCCTCGAACCAGTTCGCCGCAAGCTTCTTCAGCGCCGCGACGGAGACCGTCCACCGCGGGCGCTTGTCGCCGAAGGACGCGTCGATGAGCAGCCGGCCGCCCATGCGCTCGTTTGCCTTGATGAGCAGTCGGTACATGCGACGACGTGACCACCCGACCATGCGAGCGACCTGCGGCGGGGTGAGAACGTGCTCCGGGTCGCGGACCGGTGTTCCTGGCTTTGCCGGTCTTGGGTCCGCCAGCTTCGCCAAGGCGCTCACTACGCGCCCTCCTTCGGGCAGACGCAGAGGATCGCCCGCTCACGCACCTCGAGAAGGGCGCCGTTCTTGCACTCGACTGAAGCCGCGATCGTCGTCTCGGTGTAGCTCTCCTCGCACGCAGGACCATCGGCAAGTCCGGTGACGAGTCGGGTCACACTGGCCCCAAGGAGGAGTCCGGCCAAGGCCATCTTGATGAGATCGCCGAGTGTGCCGACGAATGGTTCGTCGAGTCGTCTCACGGCTTCCCCCAAAGGCGCTCGTGCGTCGCCTGCAGGGCCACTTGCAGCGCCTTGTCTCGCTCGCCACGACGTCGCTCCCTGTCCTGCCTCTCGAGCTCTTTACGGGCCAGCATGAGCGTCACGTAGGCGTCCACCGTAGGCATGAGCTCGTAGAGCGCGTCGCGGAACAGTCGCTTCAAGGTCTCCACCGGCGCCTTCTCCAGCAGCGCGAGGAGTTGGTCCTGGTCAGGCATCACGAGCGATTCGTGGTGGCTCGCCCACGCAACGCGCATCGCTCGCGAGTGCAGCACATACCCGAGGATCGACGCGCGCTCGAATCCGAAGGTCACCTCGAAGTGAGTCGCGATCCGATGCTCCACCCTTCCGCCTGGCGCGAAGGCCAGCTTCAGCGCGGCGCGCTGGTCAGGCTCTAGCGCCCAGAGCGTCGAGTCGATGGCGCGCATCCGGTTCACCGCCCACCGATGCTTCTCGTCTCGGAGGGACATGTGGAGCTCGTGCGAGGCCGCAGCGTCGAACACCTTGGCGCCCTTCACGTCGCCCATGTTCTGCGCGCGGATGCCGATCGCTGCCTCCGCAGAGTGGAACCGCCAGACAAGCTCGTGCATCGCGTCCCGCCGAAGCGGGGTGTCGTTGTCGTTCATGCGCGCGACCCTCCTTCCGTCGTGCGCCGTTGCGCACTGTCACCATTCATTGCACGCGCGCGGCCATCTCGCAACGACACGCGCGGGCAATGTCTTGGTGGGACGGCGCGCCGAGTCTCCCCGACGCGCCTCCGGCCCTTCACGCACGCATCGGCATGATGACGGTCGTCGTCGTGTCGCGGGTCAGCTTGATCGGGTCCATCTCGCCACCCGTTGCCAACGTGACCGTGCCGTCCTCGAACGCATCGCACGCCTGGCACACGTACTCGCCGGCCACCGCGATCCGAAGGCCATCGCTGCCCCACGTCGTCTCGGCCTTCACGATGTCCTCGGAGTCGCCTCCCTCCGGATCGCTCGTGCTGACCTTCACCTCGTCGCTGCCCTTCTTGAGCTCGATGACGACGCGTCGGCCCGTCACCTTCGTCGAAGCCACCGCCACCGCCATGACGACGTTCTTCAGCGACGGCGCGTGGATGTCGATCGTGCGCTTCGCGTCCGTCTTCGGGACCACCTGCTCCCACGGTGGGAATGTCGCGTCCACGAGCGACGTGTGGAACCGGTACCCGCCGAAGTCGAAGAACGCCTTGGTCGGAGTGCTCGTGAACGTCACCGACTCGCACGTGTCGCAAAGCCGACGCACCTCCGCCAGGCTCGCCCGCGGCACCAGAAGCCGGAACGTCGCGATGCCGTCGAGCTTCGCCTCCGTCACGTGGAGACGGTGCCCGTCCGTCGACACGATGCGAAGCGTGTCGTCGACGCGCTCGAACAGCGCCGCGTTCAGATGTGCCCGCGTTTCGTCGAGCGAGATCGCTCCGAACACCCGATCGATCGCCGTCGCCAGGATGCCGCTCGGCAGCGTGTGGGCCACGCTCTTGTCGGCCGCTTCCGGCGTCGGCGGGTAGTCGTCGCCGGGGATCGACTGCACCACGAACTTGCGTGCCGAGCCCGATGCCGACAGCGTCGCGCGACCCTTCTGCACCGCCAGGATGACCGGACCGTCCGGCATCGCCTTGACGCGCTCGAGGAGCGGCTTGCCCTGGATGCACACGCTGCCGTCGGTCTTCACCTCCGAATCGATCTGCGTCGACGCGCCGATCTGAAGGTTCGTCCCGCGCAGCGTGAGCTTGCCGCCTCCCGTCTCCAACAGGACGTTGGACAGAACCGGCATCGTCGACTTCGTGTCGATGAACCGGCTCACCGTCGACAGCGCCGCGACCATGTCCTTCTTTGCGAACGTGACGTGCATCAGGACTTCCCCTCGTAGCGGGCCGACGGATCGACCTCGAAGTGCGTGATGGTGTCCACGTGGAACCACCCCTGCTTCAGCGTCGGATCTCCGCCGAACCACTGGCAGTGCGCTCTCAGTTGGTCGCCCGCACCGTCGAGCTCGATGTCGACCACCGTCATCTTCGGACCCTTCGAGTTCAGGACCACCACATCACCGACCATAAACTCTTCGTATGCCTCGTCGCTCATCTCTCACCTCTACTCGCGCGACATGCGCGGACTGTCCTCAGTAGGCGCACGCCGATGCGGACTGTCAACGGCCCGTCGAACCAAATCCGCCGCTACCTCGTTCCGTCGACGTCAGCTCGTCGACCACCGACACTGCCACGTACGAGACCGGCACCACCACCATCTGGGCGATACGGTCGCCCTTGCGCACCGCGTACGCGTTGCCGTGCGTCGCCAGCACCGCGCTCACCTCGCCTCGGTAGTCCGAGTCGATGATGCCCACCGATGGCGCGTACACGTGCCCGCTCGACGCGATGCTCGAACGCAACACCAGCATCCCGGCGAAGCCTTCTGGGATCTCGCACGCGAACCCAAGCGGGATGCGTCGCGTCTCGTACGGCATGATCCGCACGTCCTCGCGGGCGTAGCAGTCGAGCCCCGCAGCGCCCGCCGTCTTCCGCTCTGGCGCTCGCCCGCCGTCGATGACCTTGACCTTCAGCCAGCGCACTTGGCCTCGCCTGCGACTTCGACGGCCGTCTCCGTGTCCACCTTTCCGCCGAGGAAGAGGATCGCGTCATTCACCAGCGACTCCCTGTACGACGGGAAGGATTCCATGGCGCGTGTCAGACGACGGTACGCCTCGCCACTCCGCGCACGGAGCTCTTCGTTCTCGGCCCGAAGCTGCCTCAGTTCGGCGAGTACCTCCGGCATCGCACGGACGACTCGACGAAGGTCGCGAGTGCACTCATGGGCATAATCCGCCGCGTCACACTGCGCGTCTCGGGTCATCGGAACCGGTCCGAACTGGATGCGAGCCACGACGCCGTGGACGGGGTCGATCTCGACTTTCACGCTACCCCTCACGAGGTCATAGACGTTCGCGACGCGCGTCTCCAGCACGTCGATGTTTTCGGTTTCCAGGATCTTCGTGGTCATGTGGTCTGTCTCCTTGTTGTGTCCCAGTGTCATCCAGCGCACTTGGCCGCCTTCTTCGCCGCACTCTCCGCGGACCGGATGACCGCTCGCTCGCAGTCGCGAACGCGGAGGATCGCTTCGACGGCGTCGTGGTCGCCGCTCGCGTTCAGGAGTCGAACGACGGCTTTTCGAAGCTTGTCGATCGAACTATCGCTCGGGTTGTGCTCGATGTTGACGAGCTTGATGTAGAGTCCAGTGGGGTCTCTGCCGTACACGACCTTCGGCTTCTTCATCTTCATCCTCCTTGTCACGCTGCCTTGGCCATCACCTGCCGGGCCGCGAAGCACGCGATACCCGCCGCGTCTCGGTGGTGCGAGTTGGACCGCGTCGGCCATCCCTTCACCAGTCGCGAGATCGCAACCTTCACCTGCGCGTCCGTCGCCGCGGCCTTGCCGACGATCGCCTTGCGCCACTCGTTCGCCGTCACCGTCACGACCGTTCTGTTCCCGGCGATGCCGGCGCAGAGACCCGCGACGAATGCGGTGTCCATCAAGGCAGGGACGACTCCGCCTCCCTTCGCGTTGAAGGCGATGCCGCGCGGGCGCTCGATGGCGACGATGTCCCATGGGAAGAGGCTCCCCATCCATCGCGCTACATCCAGATGGTTGCTCTGGACGATGTCGACCGAACCGAAGCTCACCTTCCCGTCATCAAGGTAGAGCGACGCGAAGCCGCACTGCTTCGGCCCGGGGTCGATCCCCAAGATGCGGATGTGGTTGCGGATCATCTCGACACCTTCGGTGGCTTCTCCGGCGACGCGAACCCGCCAGGAATCGTCTCGATTCGGACGAGGTACGTGATGGTCGTACGGAACTCGTGCGGGTAGTCGTCATGCCTCGCACCGATGTCGATCGACGTCGTCGACCGGATCTCGTTGGCGATGCGCCACTCGTCCGCCGCGACGCTCACGACCTTAGCCGCGGCCCCTGCGTAGTCCGCGTGCTCGCGCCACGAACCTGCGTTGTACGGGTAATGCTGCGTCGGTCCCATCGGCTGCGGGCCGTTGTGTCTCGTCACCGAGAGAGGCTCGGTCTCCCCGACGCGGTAGTAGCTGACGGTCCATCCACTCACCTCACACCTCCGTCATGCCCGCACCGGCAGACGATTCCGCTGGCGCTCGTCTCCACCGTCGCTCTCGCGTCACACTTGACCTCGTACTGGTATCCCGGCGGGTGATAGGTCTCGATGCACGGCGGAGGTGCCGGAGCAGGAATCGCCGCACACGCGCGAATCGCCTCACCCGTCGCGATGACGACTGAGAGCCCGACGAACGCGGACAGGATCCTCGGCGCCCACACGGCACGCTGCGTCGCCTTCGCTTCTTGGTATGCCTTCGCCGCGTCCTTCGCGAGACGCTCCGCCCCGATGTAGGCCGCTTGCGCGTCCGCGATCGTCGGCTCATGAGGTGTCGTTCTGTAGGTCATGACCCGCTCCTGTACTTCTCGCGCATCTCCGCCTCGCGAATGGCGCGTTCCTCTCGGGCCCGCTGCTCCGCTCGCTCGACTCGGTCCAGCATCTTGCCGACGACCTCGCGCAGGTTTCGCTCCGTCACGCGTTCGCGGTTGTCGCCGATAAGCGACTTGATGCAGACCTCCGATTGCGTGCCACCGATCGATTGCCAAAGCTCGATGCCCGCATTGGCCTTCATCGCTCGCACGAGAAGGCACTCACGCTCCGCGAGTTCCTTCGCCTCCCGCTCGGTTCGCTGGTTGATCCGGTAGACGATCGGGCCCGCTTCGTTGAAGCCGATGCCTCGCGCGACGTAGTCGAGCGTCTGCTCCAGTTCGGCGATGCGCTTGTGCGCCTCGGCAAGGCTATCTGCGAGAGCCACCTTGTCGTGTAGCCCGGCAGCGCCACACGCATCGCGCAGGTCCTCGACCGTCGCATCGGGCAGCCCGCTCTTGCCCGTCACATCGACGACGAGGCGGACGCGCACCGTCTTGTCCCATTCGATTGGCTTGGTCATCGCGACAGTTCTCCAAACTCTGCGAGGGTGTAGATCACCTTCGCCCGCACGTAGGCCGGCTGGATGATGTCTGGCTTGCGGACATAGGCCCACTCCCGCTCGACGTGGGCGAGCTCCTCGTCGCCAAGGTCGTAAGGCACGATCATCTCCTGCTTCGTGTGATGGCACACGAACAACGAACCGAGCACGCAGAGACGGCACATACGGAACTCTGGTGGAGCGCTCGTGTACCAGTTGAAGTCGCGCGGCATGGGAAGCGACAAAGCACGAGCGCGGATGAGGCCAGTGCCGTTGCAGGCTCCGCAGCGTCTGGCGACGCAGTGGCATGGTGGGTGTCTGAAAATCATGCGACTACCTTCGGCATCGTCCCGACAAGGTAGCCATGCGATGCGGACTGTCAACACCTGTAGCGCGGTCAGTACCCGTCGAAACCGTCGTCCGAAGAAGACGACGTCGCATCGACGAACGTCGTCAGATCCCCGCGCCATCCGACCGAGACCACGCCAGGTTGCCCGTTGCGGTACTTCGCCACGATGACCTCCGCCATCTCCGTCTCGCCAGGCTTCGCCTCTGTCTTGTCGTAGTACGCCTGTCGGTAGACGAACATGACCGTGTCCGCGTCTTGCTCGATGGCGCCTGACTCGCGGAGGTGCGCGAGGTTCGGCCGACCGTCCTTCGTCTTCTCCGCCTCGCGAGAGAGCTGCGACAGCAGGATTACCGCGACCTTCTCCTGCTTCGCCAAGGTCTTGAGTGCCTTCGTGATGTTCGCGACCTCCTCCTCCCGCGTACCATTCCGCCGAGTCGTCTCAGGCGTCATGAGCTGAAGATAGTCGATGACCACGGCGCGAAGTGCACCCTTGCCGCGCTTCTCGAGCTCTCGCCGCGTGTGCCTCGCGAAGGCTCGCACTTCGCTCAGGGTGAGCCCCGGCTTGTCGACCGTCGCCACGTTGGCCTTGCGGACCTGGTCGAAGGCCCCGACGAACGCCGCACCGTACCGCGCCTGTTCTCTCACCGCGCGAAGGAACGGCGCGCCAACGGGTCCAGCGATCGCGCGTCTCGCCATCTGGCCGTTCGGCATCTCGAGGGAGCAGAAGAGCGAGTTCCCGGTCGCCATCGCGTACTGGCTCGCGAGAGACGACTTCCCCATCCCTGGTCGGCCCGCGATGATGACGAGCTCACCGGGCATGATGCGGAGCTTCGCGTCCAGTTCTGCGATGCCGCTGAACGCGGTCGGCACATCCTCGTTGCCTGTCGTCCGAAGGCTTTCGATCTCTGCCTTCAGTACCTCGTCGACGAAAACCGGCTTGTACTCGGCCGCGTCGAGCTTCGTGGCAGCCTCGAGCTTGCCCATCGTGTCGCGGATGAACTCCTCGGCCGACAACTTCCCCGCGTACCCGATCGCTTCCGACTCTTGGAGCGCACGGAGCAGCGCGCGGGATCTCGCAAGGTCGACGACGATCCTGGCGTACTCCTCGGTCTTCCCGAATGAGTACTCCGCTCGGCCAGGCGTGAAGCTGTCGAACACGTGAGCGTCGACGACACCCGCGTCGCCGTTGCGTCGCACTCGCGCCTGAAGCTGGATGACGTCGGGCACCTTGCCCTCGGCGACGATGTCCGAGAGTGCCTTCCACGCGCGAGAGTGCGCCTCGGAGTAGAACGCCTCCGGCTTCACCGTCGCGACCAGGCTATCCAGGTCCGCGCCATGGTCGGAGATCGATGCCGCGATGAGCGCGCACTCGGCCTTCAGGTCATGAGGCGGTGCGCTCACATGAACCTCCGCGTTTTCGGGGGCGGGGTCGCCTCGCGCTGTCGTTCCTCTTCGGCCTTCTCGGCATCGACCTTGGCCAGAAAGTCGCCGAGAACGGCCATGCTCTTTGCGGCCTGCTCCTTCTCTGCGGCGAGCTCCTCCGGCGTCTTCTTCGGTGCCGGCTTCAGGATGCGACGCTCCGGCTTGTGTGCGGTATCACGTCGATCTTGCGACTGGCCGTTGCTCCGCTCGTAGCGCTGCTCGTTGGTCAGCCACTTGAGCCATTCCGCGGCGCCGAGCTGTCTCGCCTCACCACGCTCACGACAAGCGAAGATGTGCGCGACGAACCGAGCCCACGAGGCTTTCGGGTCGCCACGGTAGCCGGCCGTCATCTGCGCTGTGCCAACTTGTGCCGTCGCCCAGCCAGGGATCGTTGCGGCAATGGTCGCGAGGTCGTTCGGGTCGGCCTGAATCGGAGTCGCGCCAGGATGCGTTTTACGGGCCTCGGAGGAGTGAGGTGCGGCATGGGTAGCATCGTGGTGGCGATCGTCCGTTCTCGGGCCGCTCTCGTTGGCCGGCGAGGGGTCGGCGGTCTCGACCGGATCCG